ACTCTTTGTTATAAGCGGTAAGACTAAGGTTTTTCTTAATCTTCTCTACCAACCGATCAACGGTATCAGTAGCATGAATCCGAACAGGTATTTGAACAATCTGAGGATTAGGATTAACCGTCAGACCATGACGATACTCCTCAGAAGAACAAATTTCAATAGCACCACAGAACTCAGCATCTGCATTATATACAATACCTTCAGCAGGCTTAAGTGCCGGATTCGTAAGACCTTTAAGAATAATAGTTTCTTTCTGATCTTTCTCCGTATATTTACGAACGTTATAAG